TGGACGGCGGCGCCCTTGGTGTTGCCATAGGTAATAAGCCCATAGTCATCATACAAGTTGCACAGCTCCGCAAGCATATCGGCATCCCCGATAAAAGCGGAATACCGCGGCCTACACCAAGAAAGACGCGTACCGATGCGGTGCTTGTTGGCCTTGGCCCAGGAATCCGCTTCCGGGGACAATCCCGCGGCATAGGGTTTCCGTGCAGGGTCACGGGCTGGCATTTCAAAGAGGTATTTCATGATTCCCCTCCTTTCTGTTCGAATTCCCACGGCCATTTTTTGATGTTGGTAGGATAGTAACTATCTGCATCACCATACACGTCTTGGAGATGTATTTTTCCAGCTTCTAAATCCGTACCAAGCACTGTATATATGTCATCACTTAGCCATATCAGGACGTTATCACCTTGATTTAACCGCATGATAGGCGGGAACTTGGAGATAAGTTCCTTTGCATTTTCTAATGCACCTTTTTCTGTATAAGATACCGACGAAGCTAAAGGACAATCTAAGCACTGGTAAAGGTAGATATTCGCCCCTTCTTCAAATAGTTCAAAACTTCCTCCGCACAGCGGGCATCTAAGCGTTTTCATCGTCCCTCCTTTCAAACACGATTTCCACTTGTCCGGCGCGGCCCAAGTCATGAATCCGGTCAATCCCGGCGCAGTCCAGCGTCCGGTCGTCAATCCCCATGGCTTTGCAGGCCCCGTCCAGATACGCCTTGCAGCGTGCCAGGCAATTATCCGCGTCCGGCTTATTACCCTTGTAAAACCAGACCACCCGGTAATGCGTCGGTTGCATCCTCCGGCCATTCAGGGCTTCACAAGTCCTGCCCCAGGCTATATTCCGGGCGCGGCTCTTGGCAGCCGTCTTCTTGTAACCGGCCACAATGGCCCCCCTCTGCGTGAGAGGGGCCTTGGCATTGGGAGACAAACACCGCGGCGTGTGGGGCAAGGTAATGGTCAGCGTGGTCATCATGCCGCACCTCCTTCCACTTCCTTCACGGAACCCTTTGTGGTTTTCGATTCGCCATACTTCGCCAGCAGCTGCCGCAGCCATTCGCGGCTGGCCTTCGTGGTCGCCTTCGGATCCGCCGCTTTACGGGCCGCGTGAAACAGTCTGTCCAATTCCGTGATGCCGACCTTGCAGCACCCGGCAAACGCTTCCGCCGTCACCTCGTCCGGGAACACGGCATTCAACGCGGAAAACGCCCCGGAAGGATCCGTCACCGTGAAACTGGTGCGTCCGGGCGCCATCTCAAAACCGGGAATCAGGCCGGCGGCCACATCCTGTTCAAACCGGTAATCCACAGCCGCCGCCCATTTCTTTGCCGTCTTCGCCAGGCGGTAAGCCTGAACCTTCTCGGCAGGGGAAAACAGCTCCCACTTATCCCGGTCCGTAGCGATCAGGGAAGCCTGTTCCACCATGGACGCGGCCTCATGGCACACCGCCTTGGCCCGGCAATACCGGCAGGCGGCCTCGCTGCAATAGCGCGGGGCGTCCGGGTCCATAGCTGCCCTGGCGACAGCAAGAGAATCCTGTTCGGCCTGGCTAATCGCCTCGTCATCGTAAAACGTAACAGATGCCGGACCAGCCACCCGTGGCTGGATGATAGCCGCGTAAATGCCATTGTAAATAATCCCCTCTTCATTGGCTTTTTGAGCCGCCAGCGGAACCAGGGCTTCAAGCTGACGGTTCGCCTCGGCGGAATCCACAGCCACGCGGCCAAACTTCCAATCCAGTACCAGAAGATCCGACCCAACTCTGAACAGTGCGTCCCACTGTCCGGAATACTCGCCCCCTTCAATCCAGTCGGACAAGAAACGGCGTTCTTCGGTGGATACAAGAGAAAAAAAAGCATCGGGATAATCCAGGATCTTCTCTTTCACACCATTCAGCAGACGCAGAGCACGTCCACAAAGCTCCACCTGCTCATGATTCAGCTCGGCAGACTCATACTCCCGGCTATTCAGAAAATCATGCCAGGAAAACTCCATTCCTTCTTCGGCTGCATCATCCTTCAAAAGAAGATACTCCATATAGCGGTGCAACAGCGTGCCTTCTGCGGCAGCCTCGGAACTCTCGTCGGGACAGGACTTCTCCATCGTAAACGAGCCGGGGCATAAAGCCAGCCGTCCAAACGCGGACGCGGAGGGCAGCCCTTTACGTACATCTTCAACAGTATCGGTCATGTTGTCGTCTCCTTCCTATCCGATAAAGGGTTGCAGCTTGTCAGGATTGGCCGCCAGCTTTTCCATCTGGGCAGCATTCATCTCATGCCAGCTCTTCACCTTGTTGCCGCTGGCCTTCGCAATGGCTGCGTTCAGTTGCTCTTCCGTACAGGAAAGAGCCTCCATCAGCCGGATATGGGGCGGGGGAACTTCTACGTCGCCTTTGCCGGGAACCTCCGCGTCTCCCAGCTGCCGCGGGGGGTCAGCAACCTTCTCGGCTTCAACAACGTCATCCTTGGGCATCTCCCTGGACTTGAACAGGGGCGGCTTAATATCCGGCTGGCTCTTGCCGGCCATGTCCTCCGCTTCCCCCTCCACGCTCAAGCCCAGCAACGCTTCCGGGCAATTCGTCCGGGCGAAAAAAGCCGCAGCACGGTACTTGTACATCTGTTCTGGCATCGTCTGCCACTTCTTCCCCCATCCTTCGGCCTTCACCATCTCCGGGGTAATCCAGGTTCCGTAAACATTCTGCCCCGTTTTCAGCTGGGCACACATTCTCACCCCCTTCTGAAAATCCTCTTCATTACGGTACTCGAACCAAGTCGCCGAAAACTTCGGGCAGATATTCACAAGAGCAATGGCAAACTGTCCGGACCAGGACGGGCGGTTCTGAACCACGTAAAGATTCTGCATGATCATCAAAGGGTCCATCCGCAGCCGCAGGGCTGTATTCAGGGCGATGAAGCAAGAACCGGGGTTATTCTGGTAGGTGGTCGGCACCATGCTGGAAGATGCAAGCATCTCGGCGGCCTGCTTCGCCATCTGGAACTGTTCACTGTTGGCAAACGCTCCCAGTACGGACAGTTGCTGTCCTTGCTCTTGTAAAGTCAGGGATTCTGTTGTAGGGGTATTCATGTTATTGGTATTCACATTCATGTTATTGATAACAGGCCGGGGACCAGTTGGCGCTGGCCCCGGCCAACTCACTATCGGTCGATTTCTCCGGTGAAGGAGGATTTCGTACACAGGCACACGGCGCCGCGGTGAATCCGGTTCTCCGGCAGATCCTTTGCCAGCTTGTCGGCAATATCCTTAATAGCATTGCGTTCCGGAATATCTGCCCGGATAAGCTGATAGATGAAGAACAGTTTTCCATCAGTCAACCGGACGCGAAGGCGAACTTTGATTTCATAGGTGGTATCTCCTTCGGCCCCCCGGATAACCGGAATCGCAATCGTGAACTCCGTGGGCACATTCAGTTCGCCGCTCTTGGAATCCACCGTTTCGTTGTAAGTCAGCTTCGTTTCGCCGTCGGATGCCCGGTAGGCAGACTTAAACTCCACCTTGCGGTGCATGTCGAACTTGCTCGCCAGCGTCAGCATTGCAGACGGGGTGGGCTTCATCACGTCCTTGCTGTTCTCTTCGAGGAATTCTACAAAATCCTTCTGGCTCATGCCCTGTCCGTCGTATTTGGTCCAATTCTCCCACTCCACCGTCTTGTTGAGCTGCATGGTGGCTTGGTGGTCCCCCCATCCATTACCATCGGGGGAATAATAATTGAGCACGGCGCATACTTCTCTGTCGCTCACGTAAATCACGCTCTTGACGCCATTTTCGGCATCTTCCGCCTTCACGAAATCTGCCAGCGTTTCCAGGTCCAGCAGCTGAACACTGCCGGCCTTGCGAGGGGGCGTATTGCCCAGGCAATCCAGATGATAAAGGGTATATCCATTCGGCACGACGGCGGCATGACCATGCGCCACTTCCTGCACGCGTACGGCTGCCAGAGTTTCTTCGTTCAAGTTATCCATATAATTTAATTCTATAATGTTTATGTTGTTATGTGGTTGTTGGGAACTTAGGCGCGCTTAGCTACCTTGGCGGGGACTCCGGCATCAACATCGGCAGCAGCCGGGAATGTCACCTTCACAGGAGCATCCAGGTCCAGTTTCCCCTGGGCGGGGTCGTCCGTATGCAGGGCGCCGGAGGTATCGGCAAACATAATGCGCGGGGCAATCGTCGGATCCGGGATGCTGGCCGTAACCTTCGGCTCAATCACCACCTGATTCACGCCGCCTTTGCGCTTCACGGACAGCTTAAGAGTCAGGGATCCATTATTCCCGGTTGCCAGCACGGCGGAAACAAGGCTGGTCATCTTGGTGTCCAGGGCTTCCAAAAGAGCCCCTTCGTTAATCTCGGAAAGTCCTTCGAAAAAGACATCTCCGGGCACTTGTCGTTTAGTTACTTCGCTCATGATGCTATCTATTGGTTATTGCTTTCCACGATCCGCGTGGAGCGGGACGGTTTTTCCAAACCGTCAAAAGCTTTCATGGGTGTGGGAGACTCCGGGCAAAACCCGGAATGCGGGCTCTTGCCGGCCTGCAGCTCGGCGTTATCCAGCTCCACCGCCAGCCAGAACAGGCACGCAGCGGAAAGACCAAAGGAGCAGGCACCCAAAAACTTGAAAAAGGTATTCATTTGCTCACTCCTCCTTCTCCATATTCTCGAAGCAACGCCCGGCGGAACTGCTTGCCGTGCACCTTCATCTTCCCCTGCTTGCCCCAGTACAGGATCTCGATCACATGCCCCTTGTCCTTCAGCTCATGGACGGTCCTCTTGATCACATCCCGGTCGGAATCGTACATCAGGGCCAAAGTCTTGCAGTCGTAAAACTCTGATTCAGGGTAGGTCATAATATTTTCATTGTTAAAGCTCGTACCAGCCGAGCAGCTTCAATTCTTCGATCAGATCTTCTTCCATAATTCAGTCGTCGTAGTGTCCGTCGGGGTTATCGCACTGCTCGG